TACATCTTCGGAACATTGCAAATTACATTCTATTATATTTTCTTTCAGCGGATTGTATTCAAGTGTCATATGAATTACATCCTTACCTGTATCAATACGAAGATCCCAATGACCAACTGATTCTTTAAACCATTGATGATGTAATGAAAATCGTACCTCTTTAAAATCCTTACGGATATTTGGGTTCGAGTTATCCTGGAACTTTTTAGCTGCTTCGCCGTCTTTGACTTCCTTAATATAATCAACATCATCTTTATGTTCTTCCAACCATCCTTTAAGATGTGTCTTGCAAAACCATGCATGTCCTTTTCCTTCAGCCCATAATACTTCGTGAGTGGGCGGCAAAGAACAGTTCATACATCTATTTCGCGGAGCACTATATCGCCATTTATCTTTTTCATGTATCGTAAGACCATCTTTCATAGCTTCGATTAAACTGTCGCGCATAAGAAGTGCTTGATCTTTATCTTTAGCCGTCCAGAAATGATACTCTTCTGGAATACTTTCACGAAAATTTCGCGGGAGTGCAGAAAATCCAAGTGAAGGCATACAATCTGTTTCAACAGCTTCTTTTGTCAGCACATATGGAAGCTGATCATTTATTTCAATAGTTATCCATCCTGTCTTTTCAGCAGATTCTATAATTCTACAGTCTTTTGCGAGATCAATATTAGATATAACGCCATATGGATTAAGCAAAGCTTCTTGTATTCTATCATTCAACTTTTCATCGTATAGATAATTAGCAATTACTGATCGAATAAGAGATTTATCTACCTGTTCAGCAATATGAGCGTCAATTTTTCTATGTATAATTCGATAATCCTCGGCGGATATCGAAAAGAAAAATTCTTTCATATCTGATGTTCTAATACCAAATTCAATTTCACATGGAACAGCACATTCAGATTTTTCATATGCTTCGGATAGCGTACCGGAATAATTATCCATTTTAGCAAGTTCTTGAACTGCTTCACCCCACGCGCCGGTGTCCGAACCGGAAAAATATTCCATATTACTTTGTATATCATAATTATGAACGAGCTGTTCTTGTTTCTGTTTCTTTGTATTATTTTTATCTCTTTTTCCTATCGACCATAAACCTATTGTATCTTTTTTAAATTCTTTAAACGATGGAGTTAATTCATAACTTAAAAGAAATTTACCTTTTAATCCAGTAACAACAGATTGCACTTCTTCGGTAGTCGGCATCCATTTCCATGAAAGTTTAGCAGATGGATACGGAGGATCGATATAAAAGAATGTATCAGGTGAATCATATTTTTTAATAAGTTCGGCATAATCCATATGTTCAATGATAACGTCTTTGATTCGTTCCTTCATTTTCATCATGTTATTTACTCCGGCCCAATGATTTCCTTCGTCACGCCCATCATAACTTTTCATTTCAGCAAGATCGGAACATTGTTTGAGATAAATAAAATCATGAAATCGTTCCAAACTCATACCGGAAGACGCATCGAATCGTTTTTTATATTTTAAATATCCGGTTTTCCTGTATACCCAATCCATTTTCTTTAATTGTTCCCATTGCTGTTCAGTAAGATTTTGTATAATACGGTATGCCATAATTATACCGTCATCTTTATCATTAATAACTTCTTTCATGGATGGTTTCTTTTTCCAAAATACCGCACCGCCGCCGGTAAATGCTTCAACATACATCTTATGCTGTGGAAACATTTTTATAAGACGAGCTGCCATGTATCTTTTGCCACCGGGAGAACCGAACGGCGCGCGAATAGCTTCTTTCATACTTTCAGGCATGTTATCCTTATGAGTTTTACGCCATTCTTCTGTAGCTTTATATAAAGGAGTATCCTTTATATCCATACTACGTTCTCTCATCTCGTTAACAAGAAATATCGACCTGGTAACTATTTCTTCTTTATCAGGATTTTCAGATTCCCAGACGATATTCAGTTTTTGCCATAGACTAAAAAGAAGTTCATCTTTTAAGTCGGCAATGCTCTGCGGGTTTATATCAACTAGTCTCATCTTCTGTCTCCTTTTCTTCAATAGTTTCAACTTCTAAACCGATTATTTCTTTCATAAATGATTGCCAAGATACCTTAGCTTGTTCTTTAGTGATCCATTCTTTTTCTACTGCGATACTGATAGATTCTGTTACACGGAAAGCTGCCATACCCATTGTTACTTCTTTCTGCTTAATTAGGTTTGGCGTGAATACAGTAAATCTTCTGTCTACATCTCTTTCTAATGTCTTGGCTAAGATTGCTTGATCAATAACGAAATTAAAAACATGAGTTATGAGATAATTAAAATATCTCTGTCTATTTTTAAGATGTTTCATTGTAGGCAAACTCATTTCCTGTGCGGCGGCCCGGATACCTTCCCCACCTTCTCCGAACCATAAATTAGGAAATCCTGCACCACCGAGAATTTGCATTTTAAATAGGTTAGCTTCCTTAGAAGCATCGGAAGATTCAAGATCCGGCGATACAGCCTCCCATTTAACTTTTTCATTATGAGCTCTTATACTGCCAGGCTGAGGCATGGCTTGTTTTTTTAGCCATTCATTTATTGTTGATTCGTCAGCTCCTTCGAGAAGGACATCCCATACATAATTGTTAAGTATGCTGGCGCGTTCCAACCTTGCGAATAGAAACTGATCATATCCATCTATCCAATCAGCTAAAGGAAGGAGATCACTTCTTCCGCGAGATGTGCTACTGATTTTATTTAGATTAAAAACAAATATTTCGCCTTCGTAAAGGCCATTATATTTGCTTCCTTTTTTCTCAATAGGATTAATTACTTTAAACCTGGATGCTTTATCCTTTCCGCTATAATCAGAACTTTTTAATATTACAGTTCTTAATATTTCAGGATTTTTCTTATCAGTCTTTACAGATTTTACCGATCCTGGATCAATAATACCAAGCCGAACATGACCGCTATACGGGTTAACAAATACTGGATAAAACTGTTCACCGAAAATACTTAGTTCTCTGATTTTATCGTCTTGTTTAATACCCCAATTATTAACCGGATCATTCCAATGCGCTTCGAGGACTTTCTGAACTTCTGGATTTTTGGCTTTAAAGGAGAATCCATCACCTATAACAAAGTCTTTTGTCATTTCAATTATACGGTGAGCGAGCGGGTTAGATTCATACAGAAAAAAAGCTATATCTTGCATGCGGTCTTGTATAACGGGATCAAGATCGCGCGCTAAATCTTTAGTAAGATTAGTCCATCCATAATCTTGAGTGCTAGTACCAACACCGGGATATGATTCCTGTACGGATTTCTTACGGCCGCTTTTTAATTTTATTGTATCGTTATTGCTGTATGGTTTTAATGTTTTCTTTTTTATCCTTCCCATATCAAACTTCTCCTTCTTTGCTTAGGTGTCGGCAGTATTTCTTTTCTACGTCTGTTTTCAGGTTCAAGACTTACTGTAATATTCATTAATTGAAGTGCCGGAAATTCATTAACACAAAAAAATTCAAAACTCGTAGCTCCATGAGTCCATTTTGTTCTTTTAGCGTCTTCGACGTCTTTCTTTTTTCTCTGATGATTTTTAAGACATTCAATTAATTTTTCGCATCTTGGATTAATCCGTGCAAGTGCCATATTTTTTGAATCTCTTGATTTTAAAAGAATTTTAACTGATCGCCTGCGTTCCTGTATTCCGACTTCTTTAACTATTATCTTAAATCCTAATACGCTATATTGCTGTATAATATTTTGTCTTGATGTTCGTTCACGCTTTGATCCTTCCGGGTCACCATAACATTTTATACTGTCATAACTACTTGCGAATCTAAGTATTGCTAACTTCTTTTTTAAATTTACACAATGTTCAATAGTTAATAGATTGCGTTTTTCATATTCATCGAGTACAGTTACCCTACGATTGCCGTCTGAGTTAACATCGATTTGAATAAACAAAACAAATTCAGGATCATCTAAACCAAAATCCCATGACATATATAAAGGTAATAATTTATTATATGGGATATCAAACGAAGGAACATGCACTTCTTCATCAAATTCATGATAGATTTTCAAAGAAGCTGACTTCTCATAATTAATTTCAAGCTCTCTTGCAATATCTTCCTCTGTCATATTGGCTGTTTTTCTTATAAACCATTCTGCATCTTTATATGGATGCTGAGACCAATGATATCTTAATATTTTAAAATTCGAATCTTTCATAAACCTAAGCTGCGAAAACTTATGCGCTAAACCTTCTCTTGGCGGCGTTGAATTCAAACATATAACATCAGCGGAGTTGCTTACTGACTGCCACATTTCATCAAGACACCCAACCATTCCGGCTTCATCAATTAATATAAAACTATATTGCGTATCACGGCCGGCGTTAGGATTGGCGGATTCACCTGATATATAAGAATTATTTGATTGTACTTTAAATGTAAGAAATGGATTTTCTGCGCGCATCTTAAGAAAAGCCGGCAGATGTTTATACATAAAATCTAAACGACCGAATAAAGATTTAGGTGTCTTACCAGTATCTTCAACTTCTGATTCTTTACGCGAAATATTTAATGACATCCAACCTTCTGTAAATAATGCTTTATGTAATTGCCACGCCATCAACGTCCAGCTAATACACATTTCCCGTGACTTTTCAATTATAATAGGTTGCTTATTTGCTAATGCTGATTCAAGTTCTTTTATAAGATCGACAAGATGCGGGAACGGCTCCATTTTAAATATCTTAGGTTTAGTAGGATCAGTTTCTTTAGCATTAAAAGTCCAACAGTAAGTATGTATAAAATACTGCGCGTCGGATTTACAACGCGTGTATTCTTTTATTGCCTGAGCTCGTATTTGATCATTTGTCATTCGCACTACTCTCCAGAATCTTAAGATCTTCAGCGGTTAACATACCCATAGTATCTGTTTTTTCGGGTTGTCCCTGAAGCGTTAATTCGAGCTTGATCATTTTTTCCAACGCTGTGTAAGATATTTTTTTCGTATCAGTTGAATCGTTTAGGTCTTTTCGCAATTTATCGATTTGTTCTTGCACTAATGTCATCAAGTCTTTTCGACGTTTAAGATATTCATCAGCGAATTTTTCAGAACGCTTAGTCTGAAGCATAACAAGACGTTTTTTTAATGATGATATTCCGCGACGGGGATCTCCTTGTTCAAAATACTTCTTAGCTGTATCGTAAGTAATGCCAATCTTTTTAGCGGCATTAGTAAGATTTTCATTATCAGCTAAAAGTATAAATAGCTCATCAATTTTTTCCTGAGGCAAGCAATATCCTTTACCATATTCCGGATGTGCCTTATTATCTTTTTTTAAATTGTCTAAGCTATTTTGATTTTGTATTCTATTTTCGCTCATTACCAAATGCCTCCTTTGGTCTTAACAACAAACTGTATTTCCCCGGTGCGTTCATCTGCTCCTGCATTAAATGTTGCTGTTAAATATGCAACGTACTCACCAACCGTAAGATCCGTTGCTTTATAGTACACAGTTGTACCGCTTATCGATGCAGATGCTTCATCTATAACTGCGTCGTCAGTTCCTTTTCTGAATATTGTACATAATGCAGTTCCGGCATCAGGTGTTTGCGCGTCACCGTCTGATTCAAACTGTCCTTTCAATGTTATATCGTTGCCTACATAAAATGGTCCACCTCTCCAAGTCATGACGCCTCCTTATGTCAAACTCACAAATTCTAATAACTCTATTGTATTTTTAAAGCATAGTTCATCTGTAATATTTTCAAATTCATAACTGAATAAAAATTCATGTTTTAAATCATATTCAGTAATTGTAATAGATTCATATGTAATTAAATATAATCTAGGAATAATAGATGTTTGATAAGTCGTAATAGTAATTGAATCTGATACAAATAAATTACAAATAAGTTGTAATTCAACATTTTCTGCAATACTTATTGAATCTGTCTTTGTTAAATTATTTGCTAATTCTAACGTAATATTTTCCGCGATGCTTATTGAATCTGATACTTCAGTGTCACCGATCTTAAACATTTCGATGTATTCCGTAATAGAAACTAGATCACTGGAGAAAACTACGAGTGGAAGAGCTGTAGCAACATTTTCTGTAATAGAAACTGAATCGCTGGAATAAATTACAAGAGGCAAAAAAGTAGCAATGTTTTCCGTAATAGAAATAGAATTGCTAACTCCTGAATGTATTACTCTTACTGCTTTTACATCTTCCGCGACAGAAACTGAATCAATGACTTGAAGATTAAGTGTATTTACTAATTCCGGATTTCGCGTTACTAAATAATTAAGATAATCTATTCGATATACACCAGTACTACCCGTAGACGATCCACCTACTTTCATTTGAATCATTTTTGTTGCACCAGACGAATAATCTAATGTAGCTGAAATTCTTAATGTTCCATCTACATAAACTTTTACCGATGTACCTATTGTTACCGCTTTAATTACATGATAAGTATCTGTTAAATCAATATTGTATTGCTGTGTCGCACCTGATATATAAGTTCCAGGGATAAAAATCGAACCGCCTTTTATACTTATATTATACGCCCATGTACCATCAGTTATATAAATGTATCCTATTTCATATTCAGTCCCGGGAGAAGATGTATCATCCATAACTTTGATACGAAATTCAACTGTGTGACCTTTGGCATTATTTACATTATCATACCAATAGTGCCCGTTTGTATAATGCCGGTAATAAAGAGTTCCGTTTAATCCATCACTTGCTGAAAGTTCAAGCGCTTTTCCATTTAACGCGTCTGAATCGTCTTCGATCGTTGCGTCTGTATGTTGTAAATATGTTCCGGATTTATCCCATACGTTCGGTTGGTTAACGCTATCCGGTAATGTTACGCCTTTATATGAAACATCTTTTTCGCTAAATACCGTATCTAAAGATGTAAGCAATAATGTAGGCAGTTTCACTGCAGTGTTTTCTGCAACGGTTACTGAATCATTTACATTAAGACCTAAACCAATAATCTTAGAATGTAACCCCTCTGAATCTTCCCATAAAATAAACGCGCCATGCTGTGTGCCATCAGTTCTACTTCCGTCAATCCGTTCTAATCCACTAACGACATCAATATGTAATACTTCTGATTTTGTACCTGTGGATATATGTTCTTGAACGTAATGTATATGTGACTGTGTATGGTTATACCAAATAAAAAATATATAATCTCCGAATATAGATATTGTAGGTCCGGTATGCACATCGTCATATTCAGAAAGAATTTTTTCATCTTCTAATCCTACGCCAAACTCATAATGCCGTTCTACTATAGTGTTATCAGATTTTACATAAGCTATATGTATTTTTCCAACTAGGGAAGTATACATAATTTCAAAAGTTTCATATTTTTTCGTAATGAAAGACTTGTTTATTGTATCGACTGCTGTAGATGATTCATCCCATGCTTCTCCGGAATATTCTTTTAATAGTAATGCAGATCCATCTGTATATACTGCTACTGCATCATATCCTGAATTAGCAGTTGCTAATGTACAAAATGCCTGATTTGCACCCGTAGCTGTATCTATTGTTTCAGCTGCATTCCAGCTAGATACATTTTGTGGATTTGTTACTTTACTTGTCCTGGAAAATATTGAATATGATCCAGCATTATCTTCAATAACTGCAACCATCCATCTATCATTCCCAAGATGTTTAACTGTTGGCATTTTATATATTTTAGTGGCATCAGCAAAAAGTTCTGTAGAAGCGCCCCAGCTAAATGAGGTAGTATAATTTTTTGCTAATATAAAATGCACATCACTATCTGCGTCGCGATATACTACCGCAACATTTACATCACTACCATGGACCGAATAAGTATGAAAAATACCTGTCGTTATCCGTGCATTAGTATTTTCTGTCCATGCATTATCTGGATCAGTTGTATAATCGAATTGTATATAGTTACCTGTACAATTATGCCATGCGCGCCAATATCTTGTTCCATCAGTCCATGTTACATTTTGAGGATTACCGGGAAGCATACATGGTGATATAGTAGTATAAGGAACGACATCTGAAATTGAAATACTATCAGTTTTTTCCAGTATCAGCAAAGGTATGAATGTAGCAACGTCTTCTGCAATTGTTACCGAAGTTGAAACTGAAACATTATTTGCAATAGTTAATGCAACGCTTTCAGTAACCGTCACTGCGTCATTTGTGTCTACTTCGAGTGCGATTGCTGCCGCTGTATATGGTGCTGTCGGAACTGTTATAGTGTCAGTTTTTCCTACATTTGGCGATGCATTAAAGATGTTAGATGCTTGTATTCGTAGATGAGATGTATTCCCATCAAGATACATAGATCCATCTCCTTTGTCACCTATATATAAAATTCCAGCAAAACTTGCAATTGAATCATCTTGTAAATAAGAAGTTTGATTTCCATCTAAATAAATACCTATATTTTTAGTAGTTCCAGTTCCATTAATAATAAGTGCTACATGATGTAAATCAGTATCCGTAATTTCAGTACCGTAAGGTGTTGTTATAACCCCTGTTGAATTTCTAACGTAAAATTGCATACCATCTCCATCTCTATGCCAAAAAGTCCATCTATAATCAGCACTTTGATATTGACTTATATATGCTTCGTACCCAGAATGATCGCTATGTTTAACAAAGAAGTCTATTGTATAACTTGTAGAATTTGAAGCAACAATATCAAAACTATCACTATCGAGAACTGTAACACAATCACTATCACCATCAAAAAGAATCGAAGTTGTATCATCATCATATTTAGTTACTGCAGTATCTAACTGAGCCGTACCTACGAAAGTAGGTATATGATAACTATCGCTACATCCATCACCAGATTGATCTTGACAACCTTTCATCCAAAGCAATTCGCCACCAATGGCTTCTGTTGTTCCAGATACTGAACCATACAATTTAGTTATATTCTCAGCAGATACTGTAGAACCAAAGACTCTGACATCTGCGATCAATCCATTAAAAGTATATGAAGATGAATAATATCCACCGATTATTGTTTTAAGACCTGTCCATGTAAGTGTTTTTGAAAGAGCCACTGTTACAGGAGTATCGTTATCCACAACTAATGTTAATGTGGTACCATCGTATTTCAACACTATGTGATGCCAATCATCTGTATCTGACATTACATATTGAACCTTATTAGCTGAACTTCCGTCTATAAACCCGTTAATAGTATTTGCATTGGCACCCCAATTTATAGTAAATTCACCAGAAGTGTTTGCAAAATTGCCTATAGTGAACACACCATCATTTGCTGTTGTTGTGTTGGCTTTTGCCCACAATGAAACTGTTATATTGTTGCCAGACAAAACTCCTGCTAACGTGGTACCACAATCTATATAATCTCCGGAACCATCTAAAGTTAAACATGCATTATGGACATGTGTATTTACTGTTGTTAAAGTAGCATTGCCATATTGTGTAAGAATGCTACCTGCGCTACCATAATCCAATACTTCTAATGCACCATCTTTAGTAGTAGCACCTAAAGTATGCTGATCAAACGGTAAATATAATTTTGTATTTGAATCTAAACCGGCCATTTTATTACCTCGTTATGTCTTTGAGTATAGGAATTAGGGGTTTTATATACGTTTCGAGGTCATTCGCGCCGAATTCAAGCACGAAATCGAGATCTACTTGGATTCGGTATTTCATGGTATTTTCTTCCTAATGATGAGGTAACGGGTCACTTATTGCATAAAAATGCAAATAAGCGCCCGTTCTGCCTCGAATATGGCTATTCTAGAGGATATTGCTGCCCTGAAGTGAGATCTATATGCTTGCAGAAGATAGAAGTGTCTGCCAGGAACGGATATTTCATTTTTGCATGACGTTTCCAGCCGGCTTTTGCCAAAATACCGTTATCGATCACTTTGTCTGACCAATATATGTCTTCAGTACCGGTATCTTTGAGATATTGCCTGTTTTCAGCGTCATACCATATCCGTCTTGGTGTTTCAAAGACTTTTTTGATAGGTGCAGCTATCCCGGGGACCTTATAGTCCTTAGAAATTTTTGCTGTCTCAACTATTAAAGAACGATGTATCAACGTACAGCCCATCGGGACCGCATCGACTCGTACTTTATCACCGCGTTTCCAGTCATCATAGTACGAATTGCCACGGCCGCGGAAGATAAGTGGCGGCGCCGGAATCCCTTTTGCGTAATACAGTCCGCATACGCACGGTTCTTTCGCTTTCCGGATGTACGTATTTATTTTAACGTAACAATCAGGCGGGATAATTGTATCATGATCGATAAAAAACAACCAATCGGCCGGTTTATCTTCCAGAAACCTATGACAAATGATGTTTCGAGCATCATCAACCAAGTATCCAGTCGGTCCGATCTGCGTATACGCCTGGGCGATCTCCGAATTTGACCAGTTAACCGGTATAATTTGACCCCACCGCGCAACAGCCCATTCGTACCGTATTATCCCGGTAGTCGGTATGCCAATAACTAATCGCGCTTTGGCAAGTTTGGGGTTTTTGTCGCAAAGGGACTTGTCGATCCACGGAGACGCGCCTGTAACGCGCGAACGTCTGGCGCTTTCCACCGTAATAATTTTCCCTTGATCTTTTTTTCCTTTAACGACATTATGTTTTCTTACTCTCTTCTTGGATGTTATTTTATTTTTCAAGACGCACCTCCCTGCTGTTTTTTCTGAGATTTCTTCATATTCTTGTATTCAGGGATAGTGCGCATCTGGCCTTCACTCATTTTTTCCAGAATAACCTCCATGTTACCATTCAACTGATAAGCGTTCCGAACCAAACTCCACGGCTGCGGTTCGTATATCCGGAACAAATACTTTTTAGGATCAAAATAGGTAAATGTGGCTTCGTTACAAGGATTGCAATGCGTAGGGTCCTGGTAGTAACCGAAACTTGTCGCATACGGAACTGCGATCAAAAGCTGACCGCCTGGTTTCAATACTCTCCATATTTCGTTCATTAGATCGATCATGAGCCACGGCTTGATGTGCTCAATAAGATGACTCATAAGCACCTTGTTACAAGCCGCATCCGGGATGGGCCAAGGGAATTTTTCAGCATCATGAACAATGTCCACAACTGATGTCTTCCTCCGGTCCATCCCGACAAAGTGCGGTTGTTTGTTACTACCACAGCCAACATCAAGATCGATACCGCTTCGCTTATTGACAAGCGATAAAATTTTCTTTGGTATCTTTTTCACTACAAGCACCTCCTTAAAGGGCTACCTAAAAAGGTAAATTTAAGATCAACTGAACCGAAGCTCGTATGTCGCATTAAGCGTCTGGTCTGTTGTCATCTGGGAAGTAGTAAACGTATTCGCTGCAATCATCGAACCGGCCGAATCTGTTTTGAACAGACCAATCTCACCGATCGTCAGAGTCGCGGAATTGTCACTACCGTCGAATGAACAAGTGGCACGCGCCGTCCCGGTTGCAACTGTTGACGGAGAAAGAGCCAAATAACTATTCTCTTTGCTCTTAAGATCTGTCATTGTCGCATTTATAGCATCCGTTCCTTTTCCAATCGCCATGAAACCAGCGGCATAACTGCCAGTCGCACCAATGCTCATACCCGCACAGGCATTGTTCAGCCCGAGGTTAGTCATGGTGTTCTCGTTCCATCCGGAATCTGATACTATCTTACCGGTCTTCTTGTCCATTAACTGAGTGCGAAAAAAACCTTTCACACCTACTCTTGAAGTTCCCTTCATTACTCCTCCTTCTTAGGTTTAGTTTGTAACTGGACTGTTACTTTTTCATTAATTTTTGTCGATGTTCCAGGAGTGCCGCCATTCGAGGATTCTTTTAGTCTTTGTTTCCGCATAAGAGCTGTAAGATCATATAATGGCTTCATATCCCTCCCGAAAGCATCAGTTATTAAATCTCTCATTTATGGTTTCTTCCTATGCGCCGGAGGCATATTCGCACCAATGCCACGACCAACACCGTTCCCCCGGCCGTCTTGAGGCGGTGCATTATTTTTACCAATACCTCTTCCCGCTCCTGTGCCAGCGCCTTTACCTGCCGGACCCGTTCCGTCTCTTCTTGGCATTATGATTTCTCCTTGTATTATTTTTTTTGCAAGCTTGCACGTACGGTTGATTTCGTTTCAACTTCGTGCATATCGTCCTTAGAAAGCAACAAACCGCAAGCCCGGCATCTCGTGATCTCTTCCGGTTTCGCGGTTTCATTATTTACATCGACTAAATTATCGTTATTGTTTTCTTTGGATATAACATTGCCTGGCCCTGACTCTACTATCGCATTACAGCAGTTACTTCTTAATGCTTTACCCATGTCTACCTCCGAATATTTAAGATACATATTTTCATCAGATGAATAAAGCATACAGTACTTATCCAGGAAAGTCAAATTTTTTATTTTTTAGGTACTATACTTATTCGATAGTTGAATATAGCGATAAAACGTAACTGTATGCAATGTAACGGGTTGAAGTATCCCTGTATTTTATTTTATATGTTGAAATACTAATTCGATGCTAATATCTGGGAGGCTGTAGCGCCGATCCCTAATTCCGTTTTCCTATATTAGTATCCGCAAAGCCGTACTATGACTGCATTATAGCACATCACGAATAAATTAACCGCAAAAAAGTAATTCATTCTGTGTCGCGCAACACATATGTATGTATGATATACTTAGATATGAATAAGGAATATGAAATAATTTCAAAAGATGAAAAAAGTTGAGGAGGTGAATTATGAAAAAAGCTGAATTGTTGAAAATGTTGCAGGATGCGAAAGATGACCCCACAAAACTGGATGGTGCTATCGCAAAACTGGGCGCAACCAGAGGCATGGCTTTTACGTCTGAACCTGACGTCGAAGGTCTGGAGTCTGGGAAATGGTACACAATGGATGCGAATGGTGACGTTGTCTCCGTTCCGTCAACCAAGATCAGGAATGACGGCAGATCTGCCGAGTTCGTCCCGTACTATCGTACTATCGGATAATGTGGATAAGGTGTGGATAACAGCAATGTTGTCCACACCTTTCTTTTTTGTCTACAAGTTGTCCACATTTAAAAAGACTTGGATATGTGGATAGATTGTGGACATCCTGTGGACACATTTCATCCATGCCAGAACAGAAGGATAGAAAATTCACCTGTTATATTATCTCTTATACTGGAGGAAATACCATGTTATCTGAGACAAAGAAAAAATTAATCCAGCAAATCGAGGACACGGATGAGGATGAATACGCCATCCATGTACTTACAGTATTGCGGGATTTTAGATGCGAGTTCTGCGGGGATAGGAAATACAAGAAGGTGTTCTCTGACCCGTCTTTAGGTACAGACCTCTGTGGATACCACAACCAAATCGTTGACAAGTTCCGGGGCATGGGGCTAGACAACGGGAACCTTAGAAACTTTATGCCTGAGCTGGAAAAGCTCCAACCGAAGACGTAAACTGTTACGCCTCCCTAGAGGAAGACCGACCTCCTTTAAGGGGTATCGTAACAGTATTGAGATGAATGCAATGTGTAAGGTATATCTTATCTTATACTACATTATATTACTATATTATATTACTACTCTTATATTATATATTATAAGGTGTAGTAATAAGTGTTGAGTTAAAACAGAAGGACGGGCTACCTTCCTTCCTACATCTTCGACACTCTGAGACACAGCATCGAATATCTATGGAATACAGAAACAAAGCATCGAATAACACAAGGACAATCAATGAAGAAACCAGATAACAAAAGAAACATAGATATCTACATGAATGGTATCTACTACAAAACAACGACTTGGGCTTTTTCATGCGAGGAAGCTGTCGAACGTTTCATCCGTGTATATTACATTGACACGGAGCAGACCAAAGTTACAGCTCGTTACCAAAAAAAGGAGGGACGAAATGCTTAAACGGTTTCATTGTCATAAATGCGGAAGATACAAACCAGCCTGGGATATGAACCAAGAAGATCCTACGGAATGTAAGGATTGTACTTCCACACAACTAGTATCTCCTGTACTGGAGATACAAATGGAGGCATATCGTGAAGCGGAATGGGAAAGATACCAGGAATGTATCGCGTGATCTGAAAGTTCAACAGATGAAGTTAGTGGGAGGTTGTAAGAATGTCAAAGTTGAGAAAACGGTATTTGGCTCTAGTATTCTGTATAATATTTTCCCAAACCGCCCAAAGCGAAACGGGAAAAGCTAGCTGGTACTCAGAAGCCAGCTGTAAACGAGAAGGGACGTCCGGTGTATGGACGGCTAGCGGTGAGAGATTCTACGACAACGAACTGACTTGTGCAAGACGCTCAAGAGAATGGGGCAATATCTATCAAGTGACCAATCTCGCGAACGGCAAGATGGTTTTAGTCCGGCACAATGATTACGGCCCCGGCAGATTAGCAACATCTCGCGGCGTAATTATAGATCTCTCACGCGCTGCCTTCTCCATGATAGCAAACAGGGATACAGGTATTATATCTGTAAGTATAGAAAAGATAGGGAGTTAGGAATGGATAAAGAAAAAACATTAGAGATATACGAAAAAAAGGACAGGGATTACTGGGAGTCAGCTTGTTTAGGAGTTATGTTCTCGGTAGCTGACCTGGCAGAGATGTACAAATGGAGTAGCGACAGAATTATCTTAGAGTTGAGAAAGAACAGGATGGAGTATTACAAAGCTAAAGCACGACCACGGAAATAGGGGATTAGAATAACATGGATAAAGAAGAAAGAATAGCACACAATACGTTAGGAGCGTTTCTATCTGTTGCGTTTCTTGCTAAGATATACAACTGGGATAGAGAACGTATTATCGAACAGCTTAAAAAGATCGAAAAAGAATATAACGATCAGAAATAAAGCCGGGTAGGTGGGGGAGGTGGACGGATGCGCGAAAATTGATCTTTCACCACGGCGGACGGGACCTGTGGACCTGCGCCGCCGTGGTATCTCTACCAGTATACCAAAAGGAGGTGAGAACATTGAAAACAATCAAGCAAATTCTTATGGATAGAGATGACATGACCGAAGAAGATGCAAAAAGTCTTATATCTGACGCCAGGGAAGATTTCAATTCCAGGATGAATGCAGGCGAATCTTTTATGTCTATGGAAGATTTCTGTAATGAATGGTTTGGTCTGGAACCAGATTATTTAGATGAGTTTTTAATGTAGGAGGATTGTTCTATGAACGAATATCAAAAAGAGTTACAACATTTAAAATCGGACGACGAAGTGCAGATGGTTGAAAAGACCAAAGAAGGATATGATTTCATCTACACAGCCGGTCACGGGTATCTCTGCGTACCATGCAACGATAGGTTTTATTTAGTTGCTCTATCTATCTGTCAATATGGATACATAGGTCAACTGGCAGTTTATCTCGAAGAAGATTGCGAAGCTCCAGAATTTATAAGAAGGTTAAAACAAGCAGGTAAGATATGAGGAGGTGAAAATCATGTCGTGTATTATCATTTATGACGAGAAAAAGAAAAGGTCATCTTTCGCGTGTACTACGACGGATGTTTGTTTCGGTCCGTTAATGCGTGGGACGAGAGAAAAGATCACAGCGTTCTGGGATAGTTTAGACCAGGACGCAAGGGCGTATAAAGATCAGGATTTAGAAGATCTCTACGTTGCTTTTGATAGGAACTGGAAAGAATAGGGGGTGAGAATATTGGATTGCAAAATAGAAATATCCAAAAGGAAACGTATATGCAAGATAGAGACTTGCCGGGCTTCTATATTACCGGGTCAACGAGTTCTTATCCGGTACTTTAAGAACGCATACGGTAAGAACAAAAGAAGCTACTGCAACAAATGCTCTATACTTGTACTACGGAAAGACATGTGGAAAATTGATCTCGCAATAAAAACATTAGAAGGAGGTGAATAAATTGGTAAATAAGAAGAAAGTAGCAGGTAGATGGGTGACAGTAAAACCTGCTAAAGAAAAGGCTGAGAAAAACCCGCGCGAGCTGAGATGCGGTGCCTGTGGAAAAATCGTTAAAGTGGGTAGGTATATCTGTGACGAAGACAAGTATACCTGCGGAAAATGTAGTAAGGAGGCTAAGAAAGATGAAGTTAATGACAAAAGAACTAGAGAAAAAACTTCCAGCGCTGTACAGTAACGAAAAAAAGTCAGCAGAAGAAACAAAGGTCATCATTAAATACTTCCATTCATTTAGTTCTTGGACGTGGTATGTGACGGAAGGCGATAAACAGGAAGACGGTACTTATATGTTCTTCGGTTATGTGAGAGGAACGGAAAACGAACTGGGTTATTTTTCTGAAACAGAACTGGCTGAGTTGAAAATCATGGGTCTCGGTATTGAACGGGATTTGCATTTCGGAGATCATACTTTAGCCGAAGTAATGGAGAAAATATTATGAGAAAGAAAAATTATTGGATCCCTCAGTTTAAATGGCAGCTGATATACTGGCTTGAAAAGAACAGCGGTTACAGTCCAAAAAAGCTGAAGATCATGAACAAGAAACAGCTCTATGCGATTTATTTCAGTACCCGGGGATAACGTCCGGGGAGTTCAGAACTTATTCGATACAAAAACGAAGCTCTTATATAAAAGGAGGTGAGACGAATGGGATATACGCATTACTGGTACAGGAAGGAAAGTTTGGATGAAAAACAGTTCGAAGATATGGTATCAGATTTCCAGAAGATACAGGAACATCTGGACGTTGATATTGCCGGACCGATGGGTAACAATCATCCGATTATGCTTCCAGGTGAGATACATTTCAACGGCCGGGAAGATGATTCACACGAAACGTTTTCAATAGAAAGAGTGTTCCCAAAAAGATCATATAGCATAGAACGAGATGGAAAGCAGTTCGCTTTTTGCAAGACGGCGTATAAGCCATATGATATTGCTGTTGTATGTATTCTTATCATAGCTAAGCATATGTTTGATAAGGATATTAAAGTATCTTCAGATGGAAATGATATGGATTGGCGTGAAGGTAAAGAGTTATGTCAACAGGTTCTTGGATATGGTCAAGAGTATTTCTTATATGATGAGATAGGATTAAGTAAAGGAGGCGAGTTCAATGACGGAGAAAATGAAAACGAATAATGCCCCGGTTAAAAACTGGGATCAGGAAAAAAGAAACTCTGTAATGAACGAGTTCCTGGAAGATGTAATCGAGCATATCGACAATATGTTGCTTATATCTGACGACGTAAAAGAAATGCTTACGGATGATTACAAAGTATGTCTGATCATAAAGAAAGACGGGACCGATACATTCTTCTCCCGAGAGGAAGTGTAATGAAAAAGAATATAAAAGGACTTATGGCTACTTACATGTCTATGGCTTATGCACAATGCGGAGATGATGCTATGCCGAGAGATCCATTAAAGGGCATAGATATTAATAAGGAATATGCTCTTATAATGGAGAAGAAAAGCAATCTTTCCGCAAATAAGCGTGCTATGGTTGTAGCCAGGTATGAAAGCAGAAAAGGAGCAGAATAGATATGGAACATTACGAATGGGTGAAGCGGTCAGGTCAACAGCATTGGACTGAACCAAATGCTATCGAGACATTATGTGGTATGCCTATGCTCGGCAATAACTATGCTGATGTTATTAAGGATGAAGACAAAAGACCATGCGACGATTGCCGGATCGCAATGATAGGGGAGGTGGTTAACAGCGATGAATAGACACGAAAGAAAGAAAAGATCAAAAGAGAAGTTAGCGGAGATCGAGAAAAACATGATGAACACAATTGTTATATTTCAAAAGAACCTTATAAAGAAATATGACATGGGTAAAAATGCTATGTTTATTCCAGGCGAAGCGCCGGAACAAGAACTGCAAAGGAACTGGGGTATTTATTTTAGGAAGCTGCTGAGAGAACATCCGACAGAATCGCATATGTACAAGAAAGCATTTCTCCGGATGGAAGAACACAGTAAGGAAAACCTACAGGAAAATATAAATGCTCTCGAAGAAGAAATGAAAGATCAGGAATAGTATGAAACCCCGCCATGCAGGGTTGTCCAGTAGTCGGAGTGTTTCTGGGCTTGACAATTACAGCACTCGACAAAATCTTATTATAAAGGAGGTGATAAATATGAAGAAAAAATATTTTCTAGTAACTATTACGTTTGAGGCAAAAAACACACTTGATGCTTCGGGTCTTGTAGAAGACGCAGTATCAAATATGAATTGTATGGATGATGTGGAAATAGTCCATCATATGATGGAAGAACTTATGGGTAAACCAAGCTATTTATAAAGGATATGATAATATGAAGCTATCAGAAATAACAGAAAGTATTTGGCGGCAGATCAGCCGCGAAGAACATGACCTCGATTGCGATGTTCGCAAGTTGAGACTCACAGTATCTCTACAAAAGGGAGAGAAGATCATAGCACACGAATGGGAGTACGATGTTAATGAAAAATAATATGAGTATAGAAAGTGAGATAAAATCATTAGCCGCTAGATTAGGATGGTCGTGTGTATGCCATCAAAAGAATATTTATATGCTGAGTTTTAAAAAAGAAGACAGCAGGATAAATATTTATTATACCAAGATGACAGTAGCTACATGTATTAATCATCCTAAGATCGGCCGGACACAGTTGTTTCGTAAACGAGTGTCTATGAAACAACTCGAAAAGATCTTTAATAATCCAAGAGTTCATACGCTCAAGGGTTATTACGAAAAGAACAACAAGTACAAGTAGGAGGTATAGAATTATGTACGAGATAGCAATTTTAAAAGACGGTGAAGTTGTACACAAGTTTCTTGTAACACAAGAAGATACATTAAGCAATACTATCTTCCGCGGGTATGTAGAAGACATGATAAAAGGTTATGTAAAAAAGGAGGATTAAAGTTATGCCGAAGACAAACGAAGAACAGTTAAAAGCAAGCATTAAGTATCTTGATATGCATAAAATATTGCCGGACAATATTTTTAAAGAAGATGGAGAAGAAAAGCTACTCCATTCTGCCGCAGTAATGTTAGCTCATTGCGCGAAACCAGAAGCGCTAAAAGCATTGAAAGTATTAAAAGATGCTAACCCGAAAGATCATGTCATAAGTATAGCTTATGATGAATGCATGTATTGGTGCGAAGATGAAAAATGATATAAGAGATTACATATTCAATGTCATTAAGATCCGGCTGTATAGATACAGAATTTCCGACTATCATCATTTAGCTGACGATTTAGCGCAAGACGCAATGATAAAGGTATGGAAATACGGAAACGGTATAAAAAATAAACGGTATCTTTATACTGTTGCCAAGTCAGTTATTGCTGAATATTTCCGAAAGAATAGTATACCTAAACATCATTATCGTGCAGTTGAATTAACGACGGAATCCGCGATCAGTGCAGATCCTTGTAGTATTGATACATGTGAGATCATAAAAAATCTTAGTGACATAATGAAAATGTATATTGAAGGATACAAAACAGCGGAAATAGCTAAGAAGTATGATATGAATATAAACACAGTTCACACTAAGATAAGACGAGAACGAAAGGAAATCAATGTTTTATGCAGACAAATTTAAGCAAGCTATCCGGCAGGATGAATATGTCGGTAATCGGATGTACTACTGGAAACGAATTGCAAACGCTAACGGGTGTGCTGTTACGTTATTCGTTGAGTCATGGCATACAAAGGAGGATATAAGAGAAGCTAAAAGAGATGCTCGTTATAATTGGGACATTGTTGATATAGATATTAAAAAAGTAATCGCGTGTTTTAAGGAGGATGAGAAGAATGGAAAAGATCATACCGATTAATATTACGAAAGGTCATTTAACAAGAATATCATTGGACTTTAAAGATGACAATAACGTAGTAGAAGTAGCGGCAACCATTTCATTAAAGTCAGAAACGGGTGAAAAGATAACAGAACTATGTCTTAGCACAACGGCTTGGAATGAGAACCAGAAGATAAAAATTCCGATAGATGTTATTCCGCTAGCAGCTAAGATCAGAAACATTACTGAGTTAGCTTGCGTTGAAAAGATCAACGGCCGGTTTGCACAAATTACTGAATAGCCGAAATCCCGCTATGCGGGGTCGTGACGGGATTGACTACCCGTTGCCTGATGATGGCAGGTCCCATTTTATATTGGAGGTGATACATGGATTATATTGTGGAGAGAACAATGTCCATAAGTGTTATTGCAAAAGATAATGAAGAATCTAGAAAAAAGCTGAAGTTTTATTCGATGACAATATCTGCAGTATAGAGACAACAGTTACGGAGGATAAATAATGCCATATGAACAAGATCATATAAACGCTATTGAATCTTATGTTAATGGAAACATAACATCTTTTAAAATTTATCTCGGAGTATTAAGTAAGATAGAACTTTTGAGACTCACAAAGATGTTCGTTGAAGATTTTGGATATAGCTTTAAAAAAATAATACGTTTATTAGATGCATATGAATATGATTTATCTCAAGGAAAATCATATGCGAAAAAAGGATATAAGAAGGAGGTGAAATAAATGTATGATATACAATGTCCGAAATGCTTGGCGCATGGATGTAGTAGCGAAGCTCCGAAAGAACAGCGTCCGTATTGGCTGGTTTGTGAGTGTGATGAATGCGAATATGAATTCTGTTATGATTCTATTGCTGAGATCTATTATGATATGGATGGAAACATTCTTGATAATAGACTGACAGTAGAATGTCTCAAGAAAATGGAACCAGGATATATGTTCGCAAGTGGTTCTGCCAGAGATCATCCATCAGATATAAACATGACAGGAAATGGTCAATGGTTACGGTGGGTCGCGGTACGCGGCGGTTATCACGACTGGGCAATCTATATTCATAAAGCAACGCACAACAAGTTATGGATAAAAAGCCAAGGCGATAAAATCTGTAACGAACACTATATCAAAAAATTCGTTCCGTGTACGGACGAGGCGTATGCATTGTATCGACATTAATAAAGGATGTGAGAGAATTGGCTGAATACATATTAAAGTACGAATCCCAAAGACAGTTTACAACTAAAAAAGAAATGGATGATTTTGTAAGATCTCAGAATATTAAAATCATTCGGGCAAGAAAATGCTGTAAATATCATTATGTCGAAGGCCGTGTAATAAGATTTAAATCAAAGACTGTAAGAGTTATGTTTTAAAGGAGGTGAGTAAATTGAACCATAAGCCAGTATGTGTAAAATGTGAAGTAGAATTACGCCCAGAAGAGAACGGCGTGTATGTCCGTGAGATGTGTTTCAAGAATACAGAAACATATAAAGTATGGATTGCAGACAAATGGAAATGCCCGGTATGTGGAATAGAAATAGTTGTAGGTTTCGGAGGAAATCCATTATTCGGAAACTGGAATGAAGATTGCAAAGCAAGAATGGCTCAATTACAACAGCGCGGTGCTGTTATTATTAAGGATAAAGAACTAATAATGTAAAGGAGGTAACAAGTGAAATTTAAGCAATTAAATATCACGGAGATCATTGCGGATGATAACATCCGATCGAAGATCACCAAGGAGTCTATCGAAGGACTTATGCAATCCATTAAAGAGAACGGTATTCTGCAGCCATTACTTGTGCGATTGGTAGACAACGGTAAGTACAATCTAGTCGCCGGTTATCGTAGAAGGGCCGCGGCAATGGGAGCAGGGCTTGATACTGTTCCGTGTGTTATCCAGGATATCAGAGAAGAAAACCGGGAAACTGTTCAGCTCATTGAAAACATTCAGCGTGAGGACCTGGACACGATCGATGAATCGCTTGCGATAAAACAGATCGTTGATAAGTACGGAGTGGAAGACGGCGCTATGGCTATCGGCAAGAAACCTCTGTATATTACACAACGTATCAAACTGCTGGACCTTCCGAAGATAATTAAGGAAGCGCTTACGGCAAAAATGATCTCAGTCGGCCATGGTATTGTACTGTCGCGATTAGTGGATAGTAAAGTACAGGTCAATATGTTCAAAGAGATCGTATCAGAAAAGATGTCAGTTAAACAGGCTGAAAATGAACTCGACAATTATACACAGCGTCTTGGCAATGCGGCTTTCGATAAGACACAGTGTAAGGATTGTGTTCATTCCGGAATAAACCAAGGTGATTTCTTTGATGAAGATTCTGAACTCAAAGGCGAATGTCTTGACAAGGAATGTTTTGCTAAGAAGGTCAAAGAACATATTGCCTCTCGTAAAAAGGAAACTGGTGTTACTGTTCTGACGGTAGATGAATACAACGATAACTATAACAAGTGGGAAAGCCTGAATGGTTGGAGTGCTGAAGATGATCTCGGTAAAGCATCTATAAAACGATTAATTGAATCGGGTGAAAATGTTTCTGTTATGTTCGATGATGTTACCGGATCAGAAACGTTTTACATGAACGCACCTGCGTATAAAGGACTTGTTAAAAAACTCAAGCAGCTAAAGATGAGTAAGGGAAAGAAGAAAAACGGTAAGGATGAAGAACCGATAGACGAACGCGCGCTTGCAAAGAAAGCAAACCGTATATCAGAAACGCAGCGCCGGTTCCTAATAGAACGGCTTGAAGCAAAGGCTACACCCACACAACTCCATCGAGTCATATTGGAGATTATGTTCAATGCAGATAAGATATCCGGTATGGATATATACGAGTTCCTTGTCGCGCAAGGAAAAATGAAGTCAAGCGAAGAAGGCTCCTGTAATCATATGGTTCGTTGGGATATTGAAAAACAGCTTGCCAATTGTGATGAGAAAGCAATAAAGAGTGAAATATTCTCAGCCGCAAGACGTAACATTAACCGTCACGATACGGAATACCTTATCGCAACAGCGAAAGAGATCGGAATAGATATGTCTCAGTTTCGGATCGATGAAGAATACCTGAAGAAGTTCACGAAGGATGAACTCATTAAAATGGGTAAAGAAGTGAAGTCAGCGATCCCGAAGGACGTCCAGAAGAAATCAAAAAAGGATATGATCGATTATATCCTTGAGAGAAAACTGGCGATCGTGCCAAAAGAGCTCTTGAAAAAGTAAGGAGGAATAAATTGGGTCTAATAAAAAAGAAGGTCCAGAAGAAGAAACATAAGAAGCTCGATCGTAAGATACAATGTATGGTAATGCTGACAGAATCAGATATTATTTATCTTAATAGCAAGAAAAGTCAGAGTGAACAATCCCGGAGTGCTGTCGTGCGTAAACTGATACGAGACGATAAAGAAAGATAGTAAATGGTTATGCGAATACATACATATGTATGTAATTATTATTGCCGTAAGTGCATTATTTATATGTACTTACGGCAATAATAATTAATATTGACATTCATTAATTATTATGATATAATATACCCATAATATTCATAACAGTATAACAGTTTAAAAGGTAGAATATTTATGCAGGCTTTAATACAGGATGATAAAGTCTATATTCTCGCCACTTATGATGAAAAGGAAATCATCAAGAGCATGGGCGATTACAAATGGAATAAAACCCTCAAGGCATGGGCGTTCCCTATATGGAAACTTCCGAAGTTAGCCACGTATTTTAATCTCAATATGAGCGAAGACGTTTTAAAATCCCTCAAAAAACAAAAACAGATCGTAGCAGAACGTACTAAAAAAATCGAACTATCTCAACAAATTAAATCTGGAAATAATGTCCTGGTGCCTATAAATAATCCAGAACTTTATGATAAATTATTTACACATCAGAAACAAGCGCTGGTAGCCGCTAAACTTTTCGATGCATATGCGCTCTTTATGGAAACCGGTACAGGAAAGACACTCGTTGCGATCCGACTGATTCAATTACGAAAAGTTCCCACACTTATTGTATGTCCGCTATCTGTTATCGAAGGCGTATGGATACCGGAACTAGATAAGTGGTCTCCGGAACTGAAGAAATGTAACTTGTGGAAATTAATGCGTGTTAAAAATGCACATATTCCTGAGAGTACGGACGTATGTGTTATCAATTTTGAATCCTTCAAGAAACTGAAAGATCCTGAATCACATTTTAAACTTATCATCATTGATGAAAGCTCTAAACTTAAATGTAACAAGACACAAATCACAAAGAAGTTTATTTCGATACGAGATAAAATACCGTTTCGTTTAATATTGTCCGGTCTTCCTGCACCAAATAATCTCTTGGAATACTGGGGCCAGATGGCATTTGTTAATGATAGATTACTTGGCAGTAATTTTTATGCATTTAGAAATAAGTATTTCAAATCGGTTGGAGTCGGCGGCTTTCAATATGTTCCTAAGCGAGATGCGAAAGAAGATATTATGGCTAAGATAAATGAACAAGCATATTATGTCAGCAAAGCTGATTGCCTTGATCTTCCTGACCAGTTGTTTGAGAAGCGTATTGTTGAGATGACTGCACCTCAACGGAAAGCTTACGATGATATGTGGAAACAAAATATCATGGAGTACAAAGGACATACAGCACTTGCTATGAATGAGTTATCAAAGATAATGAAGGTCAGAGAAATCACATCCGGGTTTATCATATCCGAAGCCGGTATGCCTGTATTCATTTCTGATACTAAGATGAAAATATTAAAAGCCGTTGTCGAAGAAGAGATCCCAAAAGAAAAACAAATCATCATTTGGGCTCAGTTTCATTTCGAGATAGAAGCAATGCTTGATCTGTTTGGTGATGATGCAGTAGCGCTATACGGCGGAGTGAAGAGCCAATTAGTGAAAGATGAAAATATTAGATTGTTTAAAGAAAAGAAGAAACGAATAATAATTGCACATCCTCTAACCGGCAGTAAGGGACTTACGTTTGTTAACAGCAGTTATCAAATATGGTTCAGCATATCATACTCGCAAGAAGATCATAAACAAGGTATGGATAGAATACATCGTATCGGACAAATTGAAAAATGTACCTATATATATTTATTGGCGAAAGATTCTATTGATGAAATTATATATGATGTGTTGCTTAAAAAACAAAACTTGGCAGACGTCTGTTTGGCTATGCTAAAGGGAGTGTAACATGAAAGTAGGTATACTTATAGTTACACCTAACGCACTCGAAGCATTAGCTAAATCAGCAAGGACTCTTGGTATAGAAATATGTCGGTTCGGAGTGTACAAAGATGAAGACACTCACGGAGCATTAAGACTCTGTTGCGCTAAAGAATCGGGGTGGATAGATTTAATGAAAG